ATATAAGTAAATACTTCCCTCAAGGACTACTTTATGCTTCTCTCGTGGAAGCCTATGGGTATTTAAAAGGACCAATGGATATGTTGACATTATATGAAAATAAATATAAACAAGAATTACAAAAATTTGCAAGTGTGCAAATTGGGAGACGAAGACGAGACGATTATACGGATGGTACTATTCGTATACCAATCGAGTCGCCGCCTCAGTAATAGGAGATAAAACATGGCAATAACATCGGCAATTTGTAATAGCTTTAAGCAAGAAATCTTAGAAGCAGAACATAACTTTACAGCTTCTACTGGAAACACTTTTAATTTAGCTCTATACACGAGTTCTGCAACTTTAGGGGCGTCGACAACTGCTTACTCAAGTTCTAATGAAATTACAAATACTTCAGGAACAGCATACTCTGCAAAAGGAAAAGCTTTAACAAGTGTAACCCCAACTTTAGATTCATCAACTGCAGTTTGTGATTTTTCAGATGTCTCTTGGACATCAGCTTCATTCACAGCTAACGGATGTTTAATTTTTAATGATTCACATTCAACAGATGCATCAGTTTGTGCAGTAGCTTTTGGTGGAGACAAAACTGTATCTAGTGGAACATTTACAATTCAATTCCCTGCAGCAGCAGCAACCACAGCGATAATTCGTATAGCATAGGGAGGAAGTCCTTATGGCATCTATTTGGGGTGGTGATAGTCCTTCAGTAGCCTGGGGAGTTAACTCTTGGCAATCTAATACTTTTCCTCTTGACATAACAGCGCCATCAACTTTAACTTCATCTATTGGTGAAGTTCAAGCTTATCCTGAACAAGGATGGGGCAGTGATACGTGGGGTGCAGAAAATTGGGGAGAAAGCGCTCTAGACGTTTCTTTAACAGGTTTTGGATTAACATCTTCTCTTGGATCTATAACAGTCTCAACAGAAATAAATGTTGGTTGGGGTCAAGATGCTTGGGGAGTTGAAAACTGGGGTCAATCAGGATTAACTATAGAACTAACTGCTCCCGATGGTCTTACTGCAAGTCTTCCAGCTGTAGGTTGGGGAGATCAAACTTGGGGCGCAGATAAATGGGGTGGAGAATATTGTTTAGATCCTGCAGATGTAATGGGTCTTACAGGAGTTGGTGCCACGGCAAGTGTTGGTTCACCAACAGCTATTTCTGATTTTACTGGAACTCTTTCAGGACAATCTGCTACTTCATCAGTTGGAGCAATTACGCCTACTGAATTTGTGGTAGGACTAACAGGACAAGGTGTTACTTCGGCTGTTGGAGCTATTGCGCCAGCTGATGTAATGGGATTAACTGGAGTAAGTGTCACTGCTTCGGTAGGAGAAGTAACAGTAGCTTCTGTTGAATTAATAGATATAACTGGAGTAGGTGCCACAGCATCTGTAGGATCCATTTCTCCTACAGAAATGGCTATAGGGTTATCCACTGCCGGAGTAGCAACTACGGGAGTAGGATCAATTTCTCCTACAGAAATGACAATAGGATTGACAGGTTTATCCGCAACTGTTAGTTTAGGTCAAATAGGTGGTCCAATAGCTTGGAAAAAATATACTCCTTCACAAGGTGGTAGTTGGAGTAAAAAAACCGCTACACAAGGAGGTAGTTGGTCAAAAGTTACACCACCATAATATGATATTGACATTACATAAAAAAGGAATTAAGTATTAATAAAGTATTCTTAAGGAGTAAATTATGGCATCAACATATACACCTTTAGGTGTTGAAAAAATGGCAACCGGTGAAAATGCTGGTACATGGGGAACAAAAACTAATACAAACTTAGAAATTATTGAGCAATATGCTGGTGGTTATAGCGCTCAAGCAGTTTCTGATTCTGGAGATACAGATCTTTCAGTTACTGATGGTGGAACAGGAGCAACTCTTGCTCACAGAGTAATTGAATTAACTGGAGCACTTACAGGTGCAAGAAATGTAACTATCCCTATTGATGTACAGCAAATGTACGCAGTTAAAAATTCTACAACAGGTTCACAAGCTGTAACATTTAAATATGTAAGTGGTACTGGAAGTAGTGTTACTTTTGCTGGTGGAGATACTTCGACAAAATTTATTTATGGAACAGGATCAGGATCAAATCCAAACTTAGTTGATATGGGATTTGGTGATGTTACATTAACTGGAACTCAAACTTTAACAAACAAAACTTTAACATCCCCTAAAATTGGAACTTCAATTTTAGATACTAACGGAAATGAATTATTTTTATTAACAGCAACAAGTTCTGCTGTTAATGAGATTACTTATGCTAACGCAGCGACAGGAGATAACCCAACTCTAACAGCTTCAGGGGGAGATACTAATGTAGGTATTTCTTTAATCACTAAAGGAAGTGGAGTTATTAAAGCTGAAGATGGTGGTGGAACAGTTGCCGCAGTTAAAATTGCAGGAAAAGAAACGATATGGGTGCCAGCTACTTCTATGTATGCAACAACTACTAATGGAGCTAGTGGTCCTAATCAAGTAGAAATTTCAGCTAATGAACCAGAAGTGAAATCATTAGATTTTGCAGATGGTGCTGATGATTTTGCACAATTTTCTATAGCAATGCCTAAATCATGGAATGAAAGCACAGTAACTTTTCAAACATATTGGTCAGTTACAGGAACGAATACAGGTACAGTCCAATTTGCTTTACAAGGTAAAGCAGCATCAAGTGATGATGCTATTGGTGGAGCTTTTGGAACTGCTGTCACTAACACAGCGCTAGCAGCAAGTGGAACAGCAAATGATTTAATGGTTAATGTTGAAAGTGGCGCAGTAACAATAGGTGGTTCACCAGCAGCCGGGGATTTATGTTTTTTTCAAATATATAGAGATGTATCAGGAGATACACAAACAGCTGCAGCAAGATTAATAGGACTTAAATTATTCTATACGACTGACGCAGCAAACGACGCATAAGGAGATAGGATATGACTTCATTTGGATATCAAGTTCTTGGTTTCGGAGCAGGGGGATTAGCAACATACGAGGTTGACTTTCTTTGCGTTGCCGGAGGCGGCGGAGGCGGAGGTGGTTCACCTGCGCAAACTTACTCTGGCGGAGGTGGTGCTGGAGGATATAGAACTTCCTATAGTACTGATGCATCTGGAGGCGGTGGTTCAACCGAATCAAATATAGAATTCGTAGTAGGAGCAGCATATACAATTACCGTAGGTAGTGGTGGAGCAGCTGGTACAGGTACTGGCGGCGGTGGTGGCTCAGGTTCAACAGCAGGTCAAGATTCAGTTATTAGTGGATCAGGTGTATCCGTAACTTCTGTCGGAGGAGGTATGGGTGAAAGTTATTGGAGTGCTGGAGATGATGGTATCGACGGAGGCTCCGGAGGAGGAGCAGAAAATTTTAGACAAGGATCTGGTGGACAAGGCACGGCTAATCAAGGTTATGATGGAGGTGCTGCTGCAGGAACGGGCCCTAGCGGTCAATCAAATGGCGGCGGTGGCGCAGGAGAAGCTGGTGGTACTGACGCAAGAGGAGAAGGTGGAGATGGACTTACTTCTACTATTACTGGATCCGGTGTAGGTTTAGCTGGAGGCGGTGGAGGAGCACAACCTGCTCAACCAGGTGGAACTGGCGGCGGAGGAAACGGTGGAAGCACTAGTGGTGGAACTGCAGGAGACGCTAACAGCGGTAGCGGCGGCGGTGGAACTGGCGCTGGCCCAGGACAAAATTCAACAGGTGGAGGTGGAGGCAGTGGTGTAGTTATCATAAGAATGCCTACAGCCAATTATACGAGCCAAACTACTGGAAGCCCTCAAGTTACTACAAGTGGAACTGATACTATTATAAAATTTACTGGATCAGGGAGTATAACAGGGTAATGGCACATTTTGCACAATTAAATGAAAACGGAAGCGTTCTTAGAGTGGTAGTTGTAAATAACGAAACAGCTCCTACGGAAGAGGCTGGAATAGCTTTTTTACATGAATTATATAAAGAAAATAATACTATTTGGAAACAAACATCTTTTAATACTTATGCTGGCGTTCATTACACTGAAGGAGAAGATCGTGTAAGAACCCCTTCTGCTGATCAATCAAAAGCTTTCAGAGGAAATTTTGCAAGTGCTGGTGGACATTATGATTCTGTTAAAGATATTTTTGTAGGACCTAAACCTTATTCTAGTTGGGATAGTTATGATGATAATGGACAATGGCAATCTCCTGTTCCTTTACCTACTAAATGGGAAATTAATGAAACTGCAGTAAAAACTACATTTGATGATGATAATGTAAGATGGGTAGGCTCTATAACTTGGCCACATACTTCTCCAGGCCTTAGTGAGTTTATTTATTATTGGAACAGCAGCACAGAAACGTGGGATTTAATTTAATTCTCTAATTCTTTACAAGTAATTTTTTCATGATATATTCCTATTATGAAAGATAAAAACCAAAATGGTATTTGGCCATTTACATTAGATACTGTTCATTCTTATGCTTACCAAGAAAATATTTTTACTCCTCAAGAGTGCGAGAAGATTATTAAATTAGGTAAAGCACAAAAACTAAAAAATGCTAAGCTTCAGGATCGCATAGATAAAACAATAAGAAATAATAAAGTATCTTGGATATACCCCTCTTCTCAAAATAATCATTGGATATTTTCTAGAATTACAGGATGTATTATGAATTTAAATTTAAAATTTTTTAATTTTGATTTATTTGGATTTACAGAAGGATTTCAATTTACTAACTATACAGCTCCTGCACAATATTATGATTCTCATACTGATCGTGGTTTAAATACTCAGGTTAGAAAACTATCTTTTAGTCTCTTACTAAATAATCCTGAAACATTTTCTGGAGGAGAATTATGTATACAGGAATCTACAAAAAAATTTAAAATACCTAATCATAAACAAGGAAGTTTAATTGCTTTTCCCAGTTTTATATTACATAACGTGACTCCAGTTACTAAAGGAGAACGTAATTCTTTAGTAGGATGGATAACAGGACCTAATTTTAAATGAGTTTTAAAAAAAATAATCATGTTGTTATTAAACAAGCTATTTCTAAAGAAATGGCATCTTTTTTATTTGACTATATTTCTTTAAAAAGAAGAGTAGTTAAAGATTTATATAATGCATATTACACTGTTCCTGATCTTTTTATTTTAGGGCATTGGAACGATACACAAGTGCCCAACACTTATTGTCATTATTCAGATATAGCCTTTGAAACGTTATTAAAAAAACTTAAACCATTAGTAGAAAAACATACGTCTTTAAAACTTTATATGAATTATAGTTATTTTAGATTTTATAAAACTAATGATGTATTAAAAAAACATAAAGATAGACCTGCCTGTGAAATTTCTACAACTTTAAATTTAGGAGGAGATCAGTGGCCAATATATTTAGGAAACAAAAAAATAATTCTAAAGGCTGGAGACATGGTTATATACAAAGGAAATATTGTAGAACATTGGCGAGAAAAATTTACTGGTAAAGAATGTGCACAAGTATTTTTACATTATAGCAATAAAAAAACCAAAGGAACTAAAGAAAGAATGTATGATCGTAGAGAATATATAGGGTATCCTCCATATGATGCTGAAGGTAAATTTAAAGCTATTTTTGATAACTAACTTCTTGAATTTCTTCTGCTGCTTCTTGAACTTCTGCTGCCTCTTCAGTGCTAATTAATTCTTCTGTTTCAGGAAAATAAATATGTTTAAAAAAATAATTAGTACCAGCGCATTGTTTTAATATATCTAAAGCGTGTTGAGGTTGCTCCACCAAAGGTTTTCCTTTTAAATTAAAGGAAGTATTCATCAATATCGGAACTTTAGTTTTTTTATAAAAAGATTGTAATAAGTCGTACATAAACTTATTATCTTTTTTTGAAATAGTTTGAATCCTACAAGTATTATCTTTATGGACAATGGATGGAAATAATTTTTTAGTTTTAGATTTAGCTGGAACAGCGTACATCATATAAGGGGAATTTTTTAAAGGTTTAATATCAAACCATTTATCAGCGTGTTCTTCTAATACACAACAAGCTAATGGTCTAAAAAACTCTCTTCCTTTAAGATCGTTCATTATGTCATTTGCTTTTATAACCCGAGGATCCATTATAAAACTTCGATTACCTAAAGCTCGCGGTCCCGCTTCTCCCTTACTTTGATAAATGCCTATAATATTATTGTCTCTTAATAATTTTATTATATAATTAATACCCACATGTTTTACTTCATTATTTTGTAAATTTAATTTAAGGTCATACGTTGGTCCTAAATAAATAGTACGAAGAGGATTAAATTTTTGTTTTGTAACATGCATAAATTGTTGGCATGCTCCTATACTATTACCTTCATCGCCACACATTGGGTCAACATATATTTTGTAATGTTTTAATTTTTTTAAAAGTTTAAAATTATTAACCACATTTAAAGCCGTACCTCCGGTTAAAATAATATTTTTAGTATTAGGATGTTTATCTATAAATTTTTTTATTAATTTAAAATAATCTTCTTCAAATTTTTGTTGAGTTTCAAAAGCTAAGTCTTCCATATGATCAGTAATTTGTGGATATTTTTGTTTGTTAACTGTAAATGAAGGAGTAAGAATAAAATCTTTTTTATTTAATAAATCTTTAACTATTTTATTTGGTTTACCATAAGCACTTAAACCCATAAGTTTTCCTTCCTCTTCGGGCCATGAAAAAAAATTACAAATACTGGTGTAATGATGAGCTAATGTGTGAGTGTTAAAAATTTCAACTTGAGTATCTTTATTAATAGAGGGGACATTAATAGATTCTACTTGGGGATAATCTATATCAGTTCTTATTTTTACATCTTTTATATTTTGTTCTCCAGTAAAAATTCTTTTATAAATACAGTTAAATTGTTTGTTATTTTTTATGTGATAAACAGATGCGGTTTCATAACCTAATCCCCCATTCGATATATTATAATAAGACCCTCTTCCATCCACCACAAAAATTAAGGAATTTTTAAAACCAGAACTAAAATAAGATTTTACGGCATGAGTCATATGATGAGTTTTATGTAAATAAAAAACTAATTGATTTTTAGAAATTAAGTTTTGACCTAATAAATAATCTCTAATACTAGAAGCAAAATGACCACCATCATATCCAGTAACTAAAGCTACGTCTATTTTATTGGTTATATTTTTAATTTGATCTATACATCTAATAGGCAAAGAACTATCTCGTTTTATTAAACTTAATCTTTCTTCTTGATTATAATAAAGTAAGTCTTTATTTTTATAAAGAGCTACAGAAGACTTGTGTCCTATCTGAATTCCTAGAATAAATTTATTATCTAAATTTTGGGCCATGCATAAAAAGAGTTAAAGTTTTTCTTATCCCAGAAGTCACTGGAGTAACCTGATGGTTTAAGTGAGATTTAAACATTAAGACAGCGCCAGGGTTTTTAAAATCTGGTATGGATATAGCTTCGTGTCGAAAATATTTAAATTCTCCACCTTTATATGGTTTTTCAGAAAGGTTAATTAATACAGTAAACTTAGTGTCGTATTTAGAAGACCCATCTGTAGAATCTACATGCCAGTGATAACGGTCTTTTGTTTTTGAGGAATAAATATTCCAATTAGCCAATTCAAAATTATCAAAGCTACGGAATAAATCCCACTGAAACTCTTTATCATTTATATAATAAACGCTATTTAAAACTGGTTGTAAAAATTTATGTAAATGTCTTATATATACTAAACGTGTCTTTAAAAATTTTAAAGGCTTTCCTTTTAAATTAAAAGCTGCTTTATCTTTGGGTTCATCAGAATGAATATTGGATTCAATTAATTTTACAAATTCTTTAACCTGCACTGGGTTAAAGTAATTTTTCCATAACCAATAATCATATTTTTGTGGTTTATTATTGCTCATTTCTGTATTGACTTTTTAGATATATAGGATATCGTGGTAACTGTCAATGTCGAATAGAAAGCCAAAATATAAAATTATAGATAATTTTTTAGATGAAGAAGCATTTAAAAAAATAGAAGATGTAGTTATAGAAAAAGAATATGGAAAATTTCCATGGTATTATTCCAAAGTTATAGGAAGTAATTATGAAGTTGATAACTTTTATTTTAGTTATTTTATCCATACTTTCTATAATAATAAAACAGTTCAAAGTTCATATATTAAATTACTTGAACCTTTGTTTAAGAAATTAAAGATAAAAAAACTAATTAGAGCTAAAATTAACTTATTTTATCCTACGTTTGAATTAATAAAATTTGACCGTCATGTAGATACAACGTTTCCAAGTGAAGCGGCAATATTATATATGAATACTTGTGATGGAGGTACTGTTTTAGAAGAAAAAACTTTTATTAAAAGTAAAAGAAATAGGTTATTGATGTTTAAAGGCAACATATCTCACCAAAGCACTTCTTGTACAAATAAAAAATTTAGAATGTTAATTAATATAAATTATGAAAGAAATTAAAATACCATATAAATTTTACCACTGGGGTCCCTTGTTATGCAAGTTTAAACTTTTACCAGAAGAATTAAATCAATTAAGAAAGTTATGTAAAAAAGGAAAGATATATGACCATCGAAAAGAATTAGCTGGAGTGATTGAAGGAGAGTATGTTATTAATAAACATGCTTATGAACGTATTATTTCTCCTTATTTAGAAGCGTACAGTACTCAAATTTTTCCTAGATTTTATGGAAAAGAATTAGGTAAAAAATTAGAGACTCATATTGTTTGGGTAAATTATATGAAACCTGGTGAATGCAATCCCCCTCATCTTCATACTAATTGTCAATTTTCAAGTGTCCTCTATACACAAGTGCCACCCGAATTAAAAAAACAACAAGAAAAATTTGTAGGTAATGGAGGAGGTCCTGGTTCTATTAGTTTTATGATGAATGGTGACACTGACTATGCAGTAAACATGATTCATGAAGCTCCTGAAGAGGGAGATTTTTATATGTTCCCTTACAACTTATATCATTTTGTAGCGTCTTATTCTTCTGCCGCTAAAACTAAAAAAGAAAGAATATCTATCGCTGCTAATTTTGATTTTGTCAAAACCTAATGAGAATAATAGCTTTTAATACGGCTCACGACAGTTCTGTATGTAGTATATATAACAAAAAAATAGAATTTTTTTGTAAAGAAGAAAGACTTACTAGAATAAAAAGAGATAAAAATCCTTTTAAATCTTTAGAACTTTATGGCTCTTTAAATTTAGGAAAGATAGATCATTTTCTTTATCATACTCCCTCTAACGATGAAGCATCTTCTGAATTCTTTTATAGAAATTATATTCGTAAAAAGTTTAATATTGAAATGGAAAACTATTCAGTTTTATCTCATCATAAATGTCATGCAGCATTAGCTTATTATAATAGTGGTTTTAAAAAAGCTTTAGTATTTGTAATAGATAGAAATGGCAGTATGTTTTTTATAAAAGGTCAGTGCATGGCTCGAGAAAGCGAATCTGTTTTTGTTTGTGATAAAGATATAAAACCTGTGTATAAAAATTTTTGGAACCTTCCTAATCAAGAAACAAATAGACAACAAATGTTAAATGCAATTACAAATTACTATCCAAATTGTAAAATAAAAGTTAGAAGTAATTTAGGAATTGTTAAAGTTTATGAAGCTGCTACTACTTTAATTGGTCAAAATCCTTTAGAGAATGGAAAGACTATGGGTCTATCTGCTTATGGTATGAGTGCAAATTATTTTACAGATAAGCATAAATTATTTTTAGATAGCTCCCCTATTACTAATAAATTTATTCACCTTAATAACAAAGATCGCGTTACCTGTTTTTATGATGAAGAATCAAAAATAACCAATAACATCACAAAAGATAATTATTCTTACTATGCTAATAAAGCTAAGTTAGTACAGATAGAAACTCAAAAAGAAGTAGGAAATTTAATTAGTACGTATGTTAAAAACACTGGAATTAATAATGTTTGTATTGTGGGTGGATATGGTCTTAATGTAATAGCTAATCAATATTATCTGGAAACTATTCCTTTTATTAACTTTTATTTTGAACCAGTTGCTGATGATGCAGGGGTATCTATTGGGGCAGCTATGTTAAAATGGAAAGAGACTACTAAGACTAATCCACTTCCCCTTAAAAATAATTTTTATCATTACTATAAAAAAGAGAATACAAAAATATTAGGAGAAAATGCTACTGCTTTAGATGTATGTAAATTGCTTGAAAATAAAAAAAGCGTGGCTATTTTTGACGGAAATCCTGAAGCAGGGCCTAGAGCTTTGGGTCATAGGAGTATACTATTTGATCCTAGAATTAAAAAAGGTAAAGAAATAATAAATAAAATTAAAAACCGAGAATGGTATAGACCCTTTGCGGGAACTATTTTAAAAAAATATTTATATAATCATTTTGTCAAACTGCCTATTGAAGAATCCCCCTACATGACTATTAATTTTAAATGTAAAACACCTTCTTTATTTCCAGGAATCATCCATGAGGATGGTACTTCTAGACTCCAAACAGTAGAAAAAGGTGAGCTATTTAATATCCTATCCTTATTTAATAAAAGAAATAATTGCCCCGTTCTTTTAAATACTAGCTTTAATTTAGCTGGAGAACCTCTTGTTCATACTGTAGATGATGCTATAAACGTTTTAAATAATAGTAAATTAAATGCTATCTATTTTGTGCAGCAAGGAAAGCTGTTAAAAAAGTAAAAAATATAATATAGTAGGTAATATATGCTACAAAAAATAGGATTTTTACCAGGATTTAATAAACAAATTACCCCTACCGGAGCTGAAGCTCAATGGACTGGTGGTGAAAATGTACGTTTTAGATATGGTACTCCTGAAAAAGTAGGTGGTTGGGCATCGTTAGGAGATAAGAAATTAACAGGTCCCACACGAGCTCTTCATCATATGGTTAATAAAGATGGTGTTAAATATTCTCTTTTAGGAACCAATAGAATTTTATATGCTTATTCTGGAGGAGTTTATTATGACATTCATCCTTTAGTTAATCCGTCAGGTACAGCACTTACCAGTGCATTTACTACTACTAATGGTGATACAACTGTTACAATAACTTTTCCTTCTTCTCATTCTTTTCAAGCCGGAGATATAATTTTCTTTGGTGATAGTTCTACTTTTAGTTCTATTACTGACTCTGTTTTTGATGCTAATACTTTTTGCGATAAAAAATTTATGGTGTTATCAGTACCCACTCCTAGCACTATTACTATTAATGCCGGGGCTACTGAAACTGATTCAGGAGCAACAACTTCTGGAGGAATAACTTATTATCAATATTACCATGTAGGTCCAGCTGACCAGGTGGGCGTATTTGGTTGGGGTATATCTCAGTTCGGTGGTACCGTAACAAACCCACAAACTAATACTTTAGATGGAGCTTTAGGTGACAATGTTTATGGAACTGGTGGATCAGGAACCAGTATTGTTTTAGATTCTATTACAGGATTTCCAACAACAGGAACGAATTATATTTTAGTTGGAACTGAAGAAATTTCTTATACAGGGGTTTCAGGAACCACAACTTTAACAGGAATTACCAGAGCAGTTAGAGGAACAACTAGAGCGGCTCACTCAGATGGAGCCACGGTAACTAATACCAGTGACTATGCGGCTTGGGGCCAAGCTGCAGCGACAACCGATAAAGTAGCTGAACCAGGTTTATGGTCAATAGATAATTTAGGTACTACTGTTATTGCTTTAATTGTTAATGGAGCCGTATTTGAATGGGATGCAGATGCAACAAATGCAACAGGAACAAGAGCAACTATTGTCAGTGGAGCACCGACAGCGTCTAGAGATATGTTAGTATCAACACCTGATCGTCACTTAGTTTTATTTGGAACTGAAACAACAATTGGAACTACATCAACTCAAGATGATATGTTTATAAGATTTTCTTCTCAAGAGGATATAAACACTTGGACACCAACGGCCACTAATAGTGCTGGTACACAAAGATTGGCTGCCGGATCACGGATCATGGGAGCAAAACTAGGTAGAAACACAATTTACATTTGGACAGATACCTCATTATTTACCATGCGTTTTGTTGGTCAACCATTTACTTTCGCCTATGAGCAAGTAGGTACTAACTGTGGTTTGATTGGAAAAAATGCAGCAGTAGAAGTTGATGGTGCAGCATACTGGATGTCTGAAAATGGTTTCTTTAGATTTACTGGTAAACTAGAATCAATGGACTGTTTAGTGGAAGACTATGTTTATGATGATCTTAATAAAACATCTAATCAAATGATTTACTGTGGATTAAATAACTTATTTGGGGAAGTAATGTGGTTTTATCCTACGGCTGATTCTAATGTTAACAATAGATGTGTAGTTTATAGTTATTTAGATTCTACAATTAATAGACCTATATGGTATACAAATGCTAATTCTCTTTTTCCACGAACCACTTGGATTGACTCAGCTATTTTTGGTTTACCTCATGCAACATATTATGATGCTGATACAGATACATCTTTTGATGTAACTGGAAATTTTGATGGAGTAACTTATTACTATGAACATGAAACTGGAGTTAATCAAATTAAGATTGGAACAACAAGCGCAATACCTGCTAATATTTTATCTGGAGATTTTGATATTACACAAGATCAAAGACAAGGAATTACTTTTAGAGGAGATGGAGAATATATAATGAGAGTCAGTAGATTTTTACCAGACTTTATAACTCAAGCAGGTAATACAACTGTTACATTAAATTTGAGAGATTTTCCAAATGACACAGCGGCAAGTTCTACATTAGGACCATTTACCATTACCTCTTCTACTCAATATAAATCTTGTAGAGCTAGGGGTAGAGCTGTTGCCGTTAAGATAGCAAATACAGCAGTAGATTCTAACTGGAAATTAGGAACTTTTAGATTAGATGTACACGCAGGAGGAAGAAGATAATGGCAAAGATAGTTCAAACTTTAACCAGAGCTAGTGAAGATTATAGCCAAGACATAGCGCAATCACTTGTGCGAGACTTAGACGCCGTACTCGAAAAATTAAATACAACTTTTCAAGAAGAATTAAAACAGGAGATAGAAGCTAGAAGTTTCTTTTTAGAATAATGGCTGTAGTAAATCAATATAAATTTGTTGGGATAGATAATGACACAACTAATGGAGAACTAAATCCTTTTGGTTCTGGTAATCCTTTAGTGAGTGAAACATATGTTGTTAAATCTATTTTAGTAACTTCGGCTGGTACACCTAGTCCTATTGTTACTAATAACTCTATTACAACTATTAAATCAGCAGCTTTAACTGCAGATACTACTAAAGAATTATTAACCCAACCATTAATAGTAGAGGGTGGAAAAACCCTTACAATTAAAGCTGGCAGTACAGATTCCTTTGATGTTGCTGTGAGCTATTTAAACATTAAAAAAGAGGTAACAACATAATGAGAACTATAGAACCCAAAGAGATTATAACTACTATTTCTAACCTTAAAACAGGGGAAGTATATAAAACAGAGGAGGAATGGAAAGCAAAAGGTATTGATGAAAAAGACATTCGAAGAGATGTAAAAGTCATTATGCCAGCACTTGATTTGTTTGCAAAAACAAAGTAAAGTATAAGCTCAGGAAATATACCCCTGCTTCAGCAATAAAATAAGACAAAATTATGGCAATAACAGATATACAAATTTCAGAAGAATTAGAAACAGGAGCTCCTTCTATTAAATATAGAGGAAAAGAAGGACCAAGACCACCAGCACAATCACAAGAAGAAATGATGATAGCTAAACAAGTATGGGATGCTATGGGTCCTGAAGAAAAAGGTCAGTTTTCTAACTTTGATGAGTTCTTTAGAAGTGGTGTTTGGAAACAAATACTACAACAAGCACAACAAGATGAGATGCAAGAACAACAAGGCATCGGGAGTCTTGGACCACGGAACATGGATGAGGAAGTAGTAGGGATTGAAAGTTTAAGGGAGACTATTTAATGCCTTTTAAATCAGAAAAACAAAGAAGATATTTATGGGCTAACGAGCCAGAGATCGCAAGAGACTGGACCGATACCTATGGAAGTAGAATTCAAAAAAATGAAGGTGGAATAACAAACACTAAAAAAATTAAAGGCCAACCACATATGTTGGCATATATTACACCTGGTGAAGCTAATACATTACAGAAACTAGGTGGTCAAAAAACTATGACACCTGAAGGTATACCAGCTTATCCACCTGGTATGGGTGATCCTGCTTATGCTGCTTCTGAAAGCCGAAGCACAAGAGGACCAAGAGATGATTTAGATAAACATGGGCCTAAAACAACCAAGACAACTACAACTCATACACGAAAAGGACCACAAGAAGGTTGGACTGAACAAGAAGTTAGAGAAGCTGTTAAAAGAGGAGAAACAAAAAAAGAATTACGTGATCTTGCAAGAAGAAACGAAGAAGAAAAACGAGAAGAAAGAGTAGAAGTCTTTAGAGCTAAAAATTTTAATAATCCTTTTGATAAATTTGTAAAAAATTTACCTTACATTAGCACTTTTAACAAAATGTTTGGACCATTTAACAATAGAGATTTCTTTATAGATGAGGTTTTAGGTAAAGGATATTATGAGGGGATTAGTGAAGACGAATTTTATGGTCTGTCACCTGTAGAACAAGAAAAAGCATTAAAAGATTATCTTAGCGCTAGAGGTAGCGGTACTATAGATGCTTATGGAAGAACAGTTGTAAAAGAACCAGGAGGAGAAGGTGGTCAACCTTGGTGGATGCAACAAGGTTATCCTAGTCATGCAGCATGGCTAGCCGCACAAGGCGGTGGCGGTGGCGGAGGAACAACTACACCAGTTACACCAACTCAAACTATATCACCATTTCAACAATCATTAAATACTGGAATAGCACAAGGAATCTCTCCTTATTATGTGGGAGCTGATCCAACAGCTGCTAACTTAGCATGGGGACAACAGTTTAATGTGGACCCAAGAACTATGTACAGAACTACATGGGCTGATGGTGGACCAATCAGACAAAGATATTTTTTAGGTAAGATAGTTAAGAAGATAGGAAGAGCTGCGAAGAAAGTTATTAAGAGTCCAATTGGTAAAGCTGCGTTGATAGGTGGACTTGGATATTGGGGACTTGGTAAAATGGGAGGAATTGAAGGTTTAAGAACTATGGCGGGAGGAGATAATTGGAAAGCCGGTATATTAAAAAATCTTTTCATGCAAAAAGATGACCCGACAAAATTTAGTCCATGGAAAATAGGAATTGGTGCAGCTACATTAGCGCCATTCTTAATGGGTAGTGGAAAAGAAGAAGAAGAAGGAGATGTACCTTTCGATTACGAAGGAGCAAAACAAGCGTACCTAAATGAAATTATGAAAATTAGAAGAGATGCTATGGCTGGAACTTTAGATCCAAGTCAATTTGTTTATCAAGGAATTAAAGATGGCGGAAGAATTGGGTATGCTGATGCAGGACCAGTTATAAAAGATGCTGAAGAGGTGCAAAAAGGAATGGACAATGAATTAAATCCTGGATGGTTTGATATGATTCCATTTATAGGAGGATATGAAGGTAAGTATCCTGTGGATAAGGATCAAGGTTGGAGCATGATAGACGAAATTCAAAAATATAAATATGAAGACAATTTATCAATGGAAGAAACTATAAAAGCTTTAGAAGATAAATGGGATCAAGCAATTGAAGATGATTGGGGTTTTTCCGACTTTGAGAATATGGGTATTTATGACAAAGAAGATATAAGAAGAAGAGTTGAATTAGGATTTGATCAAGCTAAAGGTCCTGTAACTGATACAGGAATTATGAAAGCAGCTCAAGGCGGAAGAATTGGGTATGATGAAGGAAAAAAAGTTTTACCACACAGAACAGCATATCTACAACAGTTAAATCAACTGTATGGAATTATGCCTAAAAGAAAGGAAGCTCAAGAAGGTGGCTTAATGGATTTAGGTGGCATGGAAAAAGATTACAGAGAAGAAGGTGGGTTTGTACCTATTGGTGGACAAGAACGAGCAGATGATGTACCAGCAAGATTAAGTAAAAATGAATTTGTATTTACAGCGGATGCTGTAAGAGCTGCTGGAGGTGGAGACATCGACAGAGGAGCAGAAGTCATGGAGAATGTCATGGAAAATTTAGAACAAGGTGGACAAGTATCTGAAGAGTCACAAGGATTAGAAGGAGCAAGAAATATGTTCGCCACAGCACAGAGATTAGAAGGAGTATTATAATGGCTGTAACAGAACAACGACAACTATATAACCCACAGATAGAAGCACTCGCTACTCAATATGGAACAGCTCTAGGAAAAATAGGTGCAGATCCATTTACAAAAGCAGAAATAACTGGGATAGCTCCAACCGTTGCGCCGCAAACAGCGTTACAACAACAAGCTACACAATTAACAGGTCAAGGTATAGGTGCTTATTCGCCATATGTTACAGCAGCAGGTCAAGCTGGAACAGCAGCGGGAGCAGCATTAGGTGATGCTGGAACACAACTTACAGCAGCACAAACAGGATTAGCTGGCATAGCTCCATACGCAGCGCAAACAACGTATGATTTAGGACAAGCACAAACACAAATGGCTGGAGTTTCTCCATACATTACAGGTGCTGCAGGATTAACGGGCACCGGAGCAGGGACTGGAGCTGGATCAATTGCTTCTTACATGTCTCCGTACCAATCACAAGTTATAGATACAACACTCGCAGAATTTGACAGACAAGCAGCGATGAGACAACAAGGTATATCGGATGCAGCAGTTGCAGTAGGTGGCTATGGTGGTGGTCGTGAAGGTGTTATGCAAGCAGAATACCAAACTCAATCAGATAGAAACAGAGCTGCACTACAGGCACAATTACAACAACAAGGATTCAGCCAAGCTCAAGCTGCAAGACAGGCAGATCTTGCATCTAGATTGGGAATTGGTGGAGCACAACAACAATATGCACAAGGAATGGGCGCTTTAGCACAAGGATACTTAGCACCAGGACAATTAATGGCTGGTGTTGCAGGTCAACAGGCAGGTACAGCGGGTCAAAGAGCTGCATTAGGTCAAGCACAATTAGGTTTAGGCCAATATGAATTAGGTCAAGCAGGAGCATTACAAGGCTTCCAAGGAACAGATATTGCTAGAGCGGGTCAAGTGGGCGCAATGGATCAAGCTTACAATCAAGCTGTTGAAGATGCTAAAAGAGAAGCTAATAGAATGATGTTGTATGAACCAATGGAAAGAATGGGTTATATTGGATCTGGTTTATCTGGCTTAATGCAAGGTATGGGACCACAGTATCAATTCGGTACTCAACCAAACCCTAGTCCATTAGCCACGGCTCTTGGAATAGGAACTACAATGGGTGGTATCTATGGGAATGTAATGGGACCAGTGAGATCACCTAAATATACGGATTAATAATGAACCGAACTTTAAGAAGACCAATGTTTAGAATGGGTGGTAGCGCTGAAGGAATTACTTCAGGGTTATCGAGACAGGGATATAAAGGAACAGGTAATGCATCTGATCAAAGAGTAAATAAACTTGGTGACATAAGAAATATGAACATAGGACAGTTAAAGGAATTAGCTGGTACTATGGCTTACAAACCACGAGGAACTAACATCTATGATTTCATGACTGAGATGGGATTGGATTTAGTATCAAGACCAAAATCAGGAAACATATTTCAACAAGTTGCAACATCAGCCAAGGAACCTTACTCAAGATTCATGGAGCGTAAACAAGAAGCAGACCTACAAGAATATGCAAGTGAATCAGATATGTTTAAAACATTAATCGGAGCGCAGGCAGATATATTAGGTTCTGAAGGTGGAAGTAGACAGTTTTCTAAAGAACAAGCAGCTA